ATAATCATATGGTGCATCTATCAGCTTGGTATTGCGTATCTGGTAGTACCCATAATGACTACCATTAACTGCATCATGCTTAAACCTAGATTCTCTATACACAATCTCGTTATGGCATTTATATTGCTTATGAGTTAATTGGTAATCAGCTAATGACTTAAGGCTTGTATATGGCTTTATTGAGCCACTATTTGCAGTACCCATTGGTAAGCATAGAGCTATCCCAATAACGAGGGCTACCCGCTGCGCTCTCCGCGTAAGCGGCGCTGCGTGAGCCCCTTTAAGGGCTCTAGCCCGTAGAGTACCAGAGGCACGAAGCACATTTACATAACCGCAGGTCAGACCGCGTGTCGCATTAGCGCGAATCAGTAGAATAGAATCCCGTACCTTTGAAGTGTGCTGGAACCGAGCTGTAAATCTTGCGCATACTAGACCCGCAGAACGGGCAATCCACATCATGAGGTTCATTTATCTTTAACTCCTTGTCATATCTGGCATTTGCCTCGCATAACTCGTTATCACATTCGAACTCGTAGATTGGCATTAACGGACTTTACCTATGCCAGAGTTTCTTAATGCTTCAATAGCCTCATCGCCAATAGCCCACAAGGCACACCGCCATCTGTGATTTACCATGACACCATCACGCCCGCCAATGAACTTCATCGCAGAAGGCAAGAACACCAGTTCCGCATCAGATTCCCATAATTTATTTACCCATTTACCATTAGACGATAAAGGCACAAGACAGAAGCCATTCTTGTGTTCTAACCATTTATCGATCCATGGAGTTACTTTGCTGAAAGGTGGATTCATCCACACCAAGCCTTCCCAGTCATGGGCAAAGGCATCATCGTCAATCGTGAACTTCTTCTTGGTTGGTACTACCACATATGGGTTATCTGTTGAGGCAACATCTAAGTCAAAGACCAGCCCCAAGTCATCAAATATCCATTGAGGCGTGAACATCTCATCGTTTGCCATCACTTCTCCTTACATAGGGCGCAAGTCCTGCATGGACAGTTCACAAACTTCCACGATCCACATTGCTTGCAGCGTTCTGGTTCAAGTTTATCAGTATCCGTCTGGATATCGCCGTATCCAGCCCTTAGCAATAGATCAACCAAGTCTTGAAATCTCATGAACGCAAGATACTGAGAAGCATCTTCCCCTTGTCCGTTCATTCTGACCACCACGGCGCTCAGCTCCTTGCCTTGCGACCTTTTCTCCACCTGTTTGATCCATGCTAGGGGTGCGAATGTTGAGCGAGCTTTGATTTCCAAGTCGAACGGAACTTGGTGAACGTCTTTACCCGCACCCCTTCCGATGCTTGCGCTTCTCCACCAAGTTTGTAGATAGGAGACAACTACGCGCTCAGTTCTCAAGCCTCGGTCTTTCCTGTGTCGTGTCATGCACGTCCAGCAGAGTTGATAACGCCACACTTGCAAGTCCATGACTGCTTCATGTAACGCTCTTTGATTTGATTAACTGTGGGATGTTCGTTGCAACCCTCACAGATAATAGCCCAGCCCATATCTTGTAGGATTTGCGCAGAAGCTCTGATGTGAGCCATCGCTTCTTCATCTGGGAACTCTTCCCATTCATTGTCTTGATTCTGGAAGTATAATTTACCCATTAGTTAGCCCTTGGCTTCCATGTGCCATCTTCTGCGATTGAGTACCACACAGGATCACACTTGTCTGCATTGTCTAGCAATACGCCATTGTGTGCGCCAGAGCAATACCACGCCCCATAAGGCTTCTTAGTAGTTTTGCTCGTTCCAGTTCTCCAGACACGCGCACCATGCTTGCATGACTCCTCTGGGGCTGTGCCACCAAGGACAGCCTTGACTGTCTCGACTGCTTGTTCCATAGTCTGAACTGGTGCTGTCTCTCGTATCGTCCATGGATCATCTTCCTTTGCTACTGGAACATACTCCTTTGAGGTTTGAGCCATCTTAGCCTTTACCTCTGCCACAACGTTCTGTGTCTTGGCTACTTCTTCCATGCTTTCCCTCGTAGCGGTCTTGGTTGAGCCTTTGAGGAGAATGATTGCCCTGCCTAAAGCTGACGTGGCTGTATCTTCGCAGTAATAGCGAGCCATATTGCGGTTGTACAGGTCTCTAGCGCCGAAGGCTATATTGGACACTGCTGGGGTTGTGTCTGCGCTGTCTCGGTAGATTTCAGCTCTGACTCGAATGTAACCATTTACAGGATCATGAAACTCTGTTACTAGGTTAGACCTACCCATTGGATAGTTCTCAATAAACCAGCGATTGAGAGTTGCTACATCTTCATAATCTTCTAGGTTAAACATAAAGTTCGTTCTCCTCTGTATGTAGTTGCCCTGCTATGGCAACGTACGCCGCAAGGTCGATGTAAGTGTCTGGCTTTGCAGTTTCCATGCTTCTTGCGATTTTGACCAATGCCATACACATCGCCACCTGATAATCAGTAATGGGCATTTCGAGGTATGAAGCCCAGAGTGCGGCTGTCCTTTGCATATTGTCGCTAGGGTGTCCGTAATCAAGTCCTCGGTCTTGGATAATAGCTCGCGCTTCGTTGAGGTAGTCTCTAGCATTCATCGACTCACCTGCTGTAGAGATTCGTAATACTTGCGTACTGCTTTACGTCCTTTGACGTAGCCATCGTGGTAGCCAGAGTATCGCCCTAGAGCGAATGATCCGAATACCAGCAATAGGGTTATGAGCTGTGCAACTGTCATTTTGAGCCCTTCTTGTAGTTGGTAGTACCAATCTACATGAGGACTATGCGACAACCACCTTTTTTAGATAACGAAATGATAACGATTTGAGAAGGGTCTTCGTCCTCAAAGACTGGACTAGCGAACCCGTCCATAGACCTTGCCCTGCACTATGAACGTGCCGTTCTTCTCGATGTGGATTATGTCCACTTGGACGTTAGAACCCTTGACGTACATGATGGCGAAGGCTTGCTGCCAATTCGCCGTTCCCTTGGTGTATGAGGCTTGTCTAAAGTCCATGAGGTTACCTACCTCAACTCCATGTAAAACACGCCCTAAACGCCCTCCAGAGGCTTCTGTGAAGGCGCTACGCCCTGCCCTATGGGTATGACCAGAGATGACGTTCTTCCCATGCCTACGGGCTGCCTCAAGGGCTGATAAGCCCCCTAGCTGCTTGATGGGTGTGTGGTCTCCATGGACTGCTATCCAGTTGGGTGCGATGTTCATAGGGTTCTTATGGAAGGTTATACCTAGCTCGTCGAACTTCATGAACTTCTCGAAGCGAAGCTCTGGCAAGGATAGAAATGATGGAATCTTCTTCATGATGATGTTGTACAGGCGGTCTGTGTGATTAGACCTAATGCAGTCTGTAACCCCTAGTTCCCAGAGCAGCTCTACGCATCGGTCACGATCATCGCCAAGGCTTTGCTCATAGGCTTGAGGCGTACCTTCTGACCACTTGCTGATTGTTTGGAAGTCAATCTCATCGCCAATGGTGACAGTCTGGTCTGGCTTAAAGGTTTGTAGAAACTTAGCGATGTTGCGTGTGACATGCACGTCCTCGAAAGGCACTTGCAAGTCTGACAGTATTACGATTCGCTTAATCGTCATCCTCATCTTCGTAGGGGATGTTATCTATGCGGTTTGGCACGTTAGGAAGAATCCAATCTGGATAGGCATCTTTCTCCATGATAATTCCTAGAGCGATATCAACACCAAAACCTGCTCGACGTAATGCGCGGTACATCTCATGCAAGGAAATCGCCCATTGGTCGAGAGCGTTGTAAGTGTCTAGGTCTATGACCTTCTTCTTAGCCATAGGTAAAGTGTTACTTACCTAACAACTCAATTATGGTATCGACACGCGCTTCAAGGCGAGAGACTTGATCCTTGATAGATGAGCCGCCGTTAGGCTTTAACTCTGCGAGGTAATGCTTAATCATGAACTGTGTGTAAGCAGCCAAGCCGCCTAGGACTGTGACTACTCCTACAGCCCAAGCTGCTAGGTCTGCTGCGGTCATCGCTTAGGAGTTGCGTATCCGAATACGCCCGCTAGGACAGCCCAAAGGATAGAGCGATAGTCAAGTGCAAAGTTAGATGCACCCCAAGCTGCTAGGAAAGCACCTGCTGTAAGGATTGCTGGATTCTTCATGTTCATTATTCTCCGCCTATCATGGGTATATTAAAGAACGAGCCATCGAAATCACCCTTGCTCGTAAAGCTGATATGAAGATGAGACTTGTGGCTATTGCTCCCAGTATATTTTCGCCAAGCCCAGCGCCTCTTGCTGGATGCAATTCGTCCATCGAATATAATGTATTTAATTCGTAAATCTCCAGACTTCGCACAGAGTCGAATCTGGTCTGCAAGGTAAGGCATGAGGTCTGGCTTGGAAGCTCCGCTGAGATCGCGGTCAAAGTCACAGGCTCGTACAACATGTTTAGCAGTCGGATCTGGATTATGATCTGACTTAAGATGTGAATGTCTAACATCACCCAAGAACCCATCCGAGCGTCTATCTCGGTCTGGGTAACTATCATCGAGCTGCTCCCTTAGTTGCTGCCCTGCTTTGCATAACCACCATTTATTGCTCATCGTGGAGTGTCCTATGGGCTTCGTTGCTGCATACCCATTTCTTCTTATCAGTCAAAGATAATTCATCATGACCGCACTCTGGCATAGGTGGGATGAAGGCATCATCTACTGGGTCGTAGATATAACCAATTCCAGCATAGTTATAACGGATGGTTTCATTGTAGGAAGTACGAACGCACTTTTGTCCTCGGAATTCGCCATACCAATCCTCTGGGCTTTTGCCCTCGATTAGTTCTGTCTCATCAACACCGACAATGACTTCTGTAACGATGCTGTTGTCATCTAAAAATGCGTAGTGTGCCATTATGCGAAGCTCACATTTCCTGTGCCGGCAGTAATTGTTGTGACCTTAAATCCACCTGAAGGTCCGGCTGTAGAACCTGTTAAACCTGCGCCAATAGTAATTGTGCGAGTATCTGGATACTTAAGAATTACTATTCCTGAACCGCCATTACCGCCACCGAAAGTTCCTGGACTGTAGCCACCACCACCACCGCCGCCGCCTGTATTGGCAGTACCAGCAGAACCAGTCGCGCGAGCGCCACCCGCTCCACCGCCGCCTGTGCCACCTGCACCCGCAGGGATATTGCTGCCCGATGGCTCTTTACCTGAACCACCACCACCGCCACCACCGCGTGTTACGGATGTGCCTGTAATGCTACTTGCTGAACCAGCGCCACCTGCACCTGCCGAAGTTCCTGCAACTGCATTAACGCCTACTGCGCTAGCTCCACCACCACCACCAGCTGCGTAGGTTGATGTGCTACCTGATCCGCTTGTCGCGCCTGTGCCACCTGCGTTGCCTTGTCCTGCTGTTCCAGCAGAACCAGCAGCCCCCGTGTTACCGCCGCCACCAGAACCACCTACTGCGTTACCGCCAAGACCACCACCAAGTGATGTAATGCTAGAAAATACTGAATCGCTTCCGTTTGTGTTTACTGGGCTTCCTCCAGCACCGCTACCAGTTCCACCAGCACCAACTGTTACTGTTAAGTTCGTACCAGTTGAGCAAGATAAAGTGCTAGTGCGATAACCTCCTGCACCGCCTCCACCGCCAGCGCCGCTATCGCCTAAACGACCACCACCGCCACCAGCAATAACTAAATATTCTGTATTAAATGAGATTGGCGCAAGTCCGCCACCATGTAATCCAGCAATGACATTAAGCAATTGCGCCCACCACGTACCATGTGTCTGTCGCTGTCTTGATGCAGACTGCGCTCTTGTACTGCGCAATGGTTGGAGCTGCGGCTACTGCCCCAGCAGAAAGAATTGTGGTTGTGCCAGAAGTGACTGCGCTGATTGTGCAGAGACCAACCCCAATGTTGAGGACTGTAATGACTGTGCCGATTGGGAAGGCTACAGAAGCATTAGTTGGAATCTTAAAGGCAATAGCGGTTGCCTTGTTCATAATCTCTAAGACTTGATACTGATCCGCTAGGACTGCTGTGTAGTCGGTTGTATTAGCTGTGCCAACTGTAAAGGTTGGAAGGCTGTTATAGGTAGCCGCTGTTAATACGTCTCCTGTTGTGACTGGAAAGGTTGCCATTATGCTCCTAATAACTCAAAGTTGATGTGCCGATTATACCAAACAAGCTGCTGCCGATGATGAAGCCATCCGCAATAGGTTCAAGAGTTGTTACTGTTGCTGTCATGCGGTTGGGAGTTATATCCCACTTTAGCCCTTGAACCTGTAGTGTCTTAACGATAGTCGAGCCATCAGGCTGGACATTGGTTATCTCTACATTATCAAAGAACTCAAGCTCAATCATGGTGTCTGTTGGTACTGCTGTATCCAGCAAATCCACAGTCATCGCATCTATGCGGATGGTGGTTTCCTTGCGGGTAGCCACATACTCACGCGCCACGTTTAGGACAATATCGTCTGTCTCTGCCACAAGGTCAGGACGATTAAGGCTGTGTGGGAAGTACTTGGCAATAGAGTCGTTATCGAATACTTCCTGCGTTGTGCCGCCGCCATAGCGGGTAAAGGTCACATCGTTAATGATGAGCTTGTCATCAAAGGCAAACTGTAGGTTCTTATATGGGATACCTGTGGTCTGGTTGAACTGGGTTGGTGTTGTACCGATTGACTGGACTACTTCGGTGCGGTTCTTAAAGATGGCAGTACCTTCTGCATCCATATAGAAAGCGCCAACCTCACAGAACTCTGCGTTCTTCATGGCTTCTAGGCTTGTGCGGGCTGTAGCAGGATCAGCGATACAAGTGCTAAGACCTGTCGAGATAGAGCGCATGGAAGCAGGGAACTCGATGTAGTCCAAAATCTTCTCTATGCGGGTGCTAGTGGTTTGCCCTGCTGGAGTGTCTGGAATGGTCTGCACGTTAGCCATGTTGAATAGGCGAAAGGCATCCGTAGCGATAATGTCCACATAGCCAGTCTCTTGCCCCTGTGGGTAGGTGTACTTGTAGTCCTGCACATAACCGCTGAAGAGCCATGAGCTTGTAGTTGCAGTTGTAGCAGATACACGAATCTTGCGAAGTGGCGCTAACTTGCCAAAGTAAGGCGAGGCTGTGTTTTGTGGGTTGAAGTCAGAGTTAGGGTCTAATACTCGGATTGTGGCATTGCCAGCCTCGTAGGTATCGCGCATGATGTTGCGCCCTCTGTTGATAGAGATGTTGTAAACGTTAGGAGTTAGATCAACTACTGGGATGATTGTCTCATCTGTACCAAAGCGGCTAACTCCGATAATTCCGTAAGTTGGGTCTCCAATGACAAAGCCAGTACCAAAGGTTGCTCCGCTTGAGAAGTCGAAGGATACGTTAATGGTTGCGGGTAATGACATTACCAGCCGCCGATTCTGCGTTCTACGTTAGCGGATGAACCAGAGAGTGCAGCTACGTTGAGCCCGCCGCGAATCTCGTCAATAAGGTTTTGAGATGTAGTGACTGACCCAGCGACATTGACCACGACTGTTGAACCGCCAGCAGCGCCTCTAGGGTCAACAAACACATCGGTGTTAAGTGGGTTGCCCTGTCCGTAAGTAAAGTTACCAGTCGGTATTGTGTACTGGAAGTTACCTGTTTGTGGCTTCATGTTAGCAATACGCGCAGCCTGTGACTCAAGGTCATTAAGAAATGATTTCCAAGCCTCAAATGGGTTTTTGGCTGAAGGAAGGCTGACCAAGAATCTAGCCAAGTCCGTACCTAATCCCTGTGAAATGGCTAATTGCTTTCCTAGCCTTTCGACCTCTGATACGTTCTCGGTAGCCAGAGCCAATTGAAGTTCAAGACGCTTGCGGTCATCAGCAGACACTTTGCCTTTAAGGGCAGCAATAATCTGAATCTGCTCTTGGTCGAATATAGTGCCAGCCTTCTTAAGCGCGTTCTGCTTCTTCTGCTCTGCTGTAAGTTTTTTGGTTTCTTTGAGTTGGTCTTGAGCAATTTTCTTAGTTGCTGGATCGTAGATAGTTCCTAGTGAACCGCCGCCGAAGAAGCGACCAGCGCGAGGACGTGGGCGTGTTGCTGCACCTAAGTCCTGCAATGCCTGAATACCTAAGACTTCCTTAAAGTAAATTTTTACGGCATTGCCAATCTTGCCTACTGCCCCACCGCCGATGCCACCAAGGTTTGACAATACAACTGCCTGACCTCGAATAACATCTGAAGTTGCAAATGCTAAATCACTCATGGCTGTTGTGGCTTTTTCAATATCTCTTGTTCCTTGACCGCCAAGCAGCGCTAAAGCATCAAGCAAGCCCTCGCCAATAGTCTCGCGGGCATCCTCGGCTGCATTAGCCAATAGGGTCATTTGACCAATAGGAGTATCGCGTAAGCTCTTATTAAATCCTTTGTAGGTAGAGTCCAAGACATCTACGATGGCAGCAGCGCGCTGGGATTCATTGCCGTTCTTAATTAACTTCTTTGTGTTGTCGTCAATGACAAAGCCCACGCGAGTCAGAGAAGTGAAGTTACCATTTAGGGCTTGAGCCAAGCCGTTGGTCATCATCTTGAACTCTTCTGTGCTGGCTGTAGCACCTTTCTCTGCTGTTACATAATCGAGAATGGAAGGGGTAAGGGCTTGGATAGTTGAAGCCTGAAGATTAAAGGTAGCCAACTGTGATTGGATTTGAGTGATATTGCCCTTGCTAACTACGCCAAGGTTTTCCAATGCTTTTGACTGATTGTTAAGAGATTGGATTTGTGCGTTGCTTGCACCTACTCCAACCTTCATAAGACGAGTTAAGCGATCCTGCTGGGCTTGCATTTCCGCAAAGGCTCTGACTGACACCTTGCCAAAGTTAATGACCTGCGCAGTTGAATAGGTTGCTCCGAAAGCACCCGCTAGGTTTTTAAGGGTTTTGGTCAGCTTGGCAGCAGCAGACTCGGCTTTCTTAAAGCCGCGTGTATCGGCTTTAGAGCCGATGGATATAGTCTCTCTTACTTCAGCCATTATGCTGCCTTCCTTGAAGTAGCCTCTTTGACATTGGCTCTAAACTCTCTGATTGCTGTGTCTATCGCTTTCATGGCTGCTGCTTCTGCCTTGCCTTGGCTGTTAGCCCAAGCGCGGTAAATCAAGCGACCCCGACCTTTGAGGCTAGATACAAGCGGTGGCAAGTTCTCAATGAAGGTTTTACCAGCAGTAGGGTTATTTGACTTGCTAACTCTGTTAGAAGAGTAACCAGCCTTAGAACCTACCCATGGCTGACCTTGAGGGTTAGCTCGTCCTGCGCCTTCGTAAATAGCACCGACTCGGCTCTTGTTCTGGATACGAGCCATAGAGCTGAAGCCGTTGGAGTTAATTCTGCTAGGGGTTGTGCTGTATGTAATGCCAGACTTAATCTCACTAGAGTTAAAGGCTGGGAACGCACCCACATTAGAGGAGCGCCTAGCCCAGCCACTCATAGGAGACACAGCAGGTACGAAACCCTTTGCTTGAGTTACTACTGGCTTTAAGGCTTTAGTCAGTTCTTTTTTAAGAGCTTGCTCTAGGTCAGGAGTAAAGCGGCGCATGGCTTTGCGTAAATCAGCGTTTCCGCGTATTTCTATTCGCATTGCCCCGCCCCTCTGCTAAATCCTTTATTACCTGTACATGAGCCTTAAAAGCCATCGGAGAAAGTTCCACGATGGTGTTGAACGGAACTCCATACTCGTAACTTAATCTAGTAGCGAGATAGGTGATGGAGTTCCGATCTATCCTAAAGGGTCAGATTCAAGCACCTCGACATTTTTCAATGTCGAAATGAAATCTTCCCCGAAAGGTTTGACCACTTCACCCGAGCGTCTGATGGCTTCCCAACATATCCAATAGACTGAACTTTGCATCTGATCTTCAATGAGGCTCTTGTGAAAGCCTTTCTTAAAGTGTTGCTCGAAAGAATATTCAATAACTGGGGTTATCTCATATTCGTTTATCTGTCCGTCAGCCCTTGTTACTTTAAGTTTTGCCATTTTTAGCCCCTTACTTAGTTAATTATGGTGCGGTTGTAACTGCAATAGTACCATTCACGTTCCAAGTTACGGACTGTGTTGAAAGGTCTCCAACTGCTCCGTTAATTGGTGTTGTGTTGTTTACTAGGCAGCTCATTGTGTAGAGCGGGTTTGTTGCTGAGACTGTTGCAGAAGTCTGCTTGACTGTAACTGTTGTGCTAGTTCCCCATACTGTCTGCAATGTCTGAAGTGTCTTGGATGTTGCCTCATCGTTGAAGAAGTCAATAGTGATAGATGATGCTTCAAGACCCTTGACGTACTTGTGTCCTGAATCGCCCATTGCTGTCACTTCGAGTTCATCGAATGATCGGTTGATTGTTACTGATGATACGAGTGAAGATAGATCTACCGCATTGACAGTTAGAACTACTCCGTTGCTTAGATATACTGCCACGATTTATTCCTCTTCTTTCTTGGTTGGCTTTGTTTCTGGCTTAGAAGCAACCTGACCGATTTTAGTCAGGAAGGCTTCGTTCTCTTTTTCCCATTGTGCTAAATCGGTCATGATTTAACTCCATTCCGTTAAGGTGCTGATTGCAATATCGCAAGCCAGCAAGTCTCCTGTTGGCAGGTTCAGCACTTTAGGGCTGGACACGCTGCCTACATTGAACACGATAGATGAGGCTTCCAAGAGCTGAAAGACTCGAACCACATCATCTTCAATTCCTGCAAGGTTTCCTTGATTGTCCAGTAATGGAACAAGGATGGTAATAGTAAAGTTTGCTAATGGCGCGACTGATGTGCGGTCATTGTTGGTAGGCGTGATGTAGGGATCACTAGGGCTCAAAATTAAACTGTTCGCGATGGGTGAGGCAGGTGGAAATGAAAATACTGACCACTTGGTATTGTCAGTAAGTGCAGCCGCTATCGAGCTGCGAAGGGTGGTTATCGCTGGCATCAGCCCACCATTGAGTTAGGGCTTAGGTAGGGTGCAAGCAAACCTCTGACCCTTGCCAAAAGTTGGTTTGACATTGTATAGGGCGAAGGAGCGTAGCCGTCAATAGATACGCCTTGACCTGTTGGCGCTTGACGCGCTTGCCAGATAGCCACAGAGATCATAAGGCTGGCTTCCTGAATAGCAGGGATGGTTGTGTAATCTACATAAGTTTCTGCTGAAAGTTTGCCATACGGATTGACTGGGTGAAAGACTGTTGGGGTGTTGTTGTTGCCTGTGATTGCGTAGGTAATTTGTTTTTCACCAACGCCAGTAATTGTCTTATTGCCATTGTGCTTTGATCCGCAGCCTGTGATATTAACTGTCTCGCCAACGTAGAACACGTCCTGCACATAGTCATTAAAGTAAGAAGTGCCTGTTGTAGCGGTGTTGCTGTGTCCGATAATCGGAGTCGTGTTAGTCCATAGAAAAGGCAGCAAGACATCATCGGCGGCATCTGCAACGGATTGAATTACACTATCCGAATATAATGTCCCGATTCCAAGTGCGGTTCTCAATTCCGCTACTGTGGTGATGCTCATTGTTATCCTTTCTAAAGACTAGAGGGAGCTGCAAGGGCTCTGGCAGCCCCCTCTAGCGACTTAGGGTATTGCTATTATGTAAGGTTGAACTTACGAACGCCCTTACCTGACTTAGCCAAGTAAATTGCGAGGTATCCGTAGAGGTTGATTTCAATCTCGCCAGATGTAAGTACGTTCACACGAAGCTGTGTGGTTGGTGATTCCCAGACGTAGACTGATGCTGGTGCAACAAGAAACGCAGAGTTATCTACGATGCCTGATGTTGAGATGTTGTGATCTACGATGAGGTCTGTACCAAGTACGCCACCTACAACGCTTGTAGCAACTGCGTTGCCTGATGCGTTCTGTGTTGCGCCTTGTGCAGAGTAAAGTGCGCGACCTGTTGTGTCAGCGTATCCTGCGATTGCTGCCCATTGGTCTGTTGATGCAACAAGCTTGTTAGCGAAGTCTCCGCCTGTACCCTTGTATGCGGCTGCGCCTTCTACAGAGATGAATGACTGGAGTCCTGCTGCTGTTGCTGCTGTTGTAGCGGCTGTTGTGCCGTTAGCAACGAAAGCTGCCAGAAGAGCTGCATCTGTAGCCTTCTCGTATGCCTTGCG